GTTGAAGAGGCTAAGCAAGCTAGGGTAGCGTAGAGAGGTGCGATTCCTCTCCTAGTTATTGCTCTGAAGAGCGAAAATAATAGAAAGGAGTAGAAAGATGCCAGGACAAAAAGAAAAATACCACGATAGACGTGGAAGACCTGATGGATTGAAAGTTGAAAAAGTCATCCACCTTTCGATTTTGAGAGGCGAAGGAACTGAAGCGGATAAAATTCGAATTGTAGAGCAGTATTACAATATGGATGGCGTTCTAATATTTGAGTTAGATCCTTGTTCTCCACATTATCAAGATTTTTTAGGTTTGCGTTGATCTTGTTTATCTTTATCTAAATCCAAAATATCTTGTAGTAATTGCTCGTTGTCGTGACGCTCAATATACCATTTTTGCATAAGTAATTCTATAAACTTAAGCAACTTGTGAGCCTCGTTCGGTTCAATGTCTACTATAAGATTTATATCTTTTTCTGGATGAGCGCCAATATTCCCAAGTTTTCGTAAGGCATCTAGTACCTTTTTAGTACTTGGGTCAACAAGCTCTTTTAAAGCATCTATCTCATCTACTAACCTTGCTTTAGAAATTCCCCAAAAATCTCTAATCATTCCTTGTAGACAACGTCTGGAGAGAGTAGCAGAGGCTTTAGGGCTAAGGTTTAAGATAGCGTGAGCTTCTTCATAATCACTTCTGATAGTCTGTGGAATGTATTCCGGGTAAACTTTAGCAAGTGAAATTGGATTGAAGTGCATAATGCGATTTGGAAATTGACTTCCTACGCCCGCGATGTCGATTGAAACTTTATGGCAATTTGGACAGTTTAAGCTTTGAATCAACACTTCATCTTTCTTTGCTTCTGGAGTAATGCGGTGGGGCACATTGTCTAAGAAATAATGGCTCTTTTCTCGATAGGTATCGTCATGGTACGGAACAGGGCACCCGCAGAATAAACAGAATAGTTGATTAGAATCCATAAGTTTTCTCCAGTCGTTTTTATTTTGATTATACCACATTTGAAAGGAGGTAGGAACGTGCAAATTTATTTGTATCAACTAAGAAAAGAAAAAGGTATCTCACAGAAAGAGTTAGCGCAAAAACTCGGGATTTCTGAAACAGCATACCGACAGAAAGAAAAAGGACAAAGTTCTTTTAAATCTGACGAGATGTTTATTATCGCTGATATTTTTGGGAAAGATATTGGCGAAATTTTTTCGGATCCAAGACCACGAAACGTGGTTGTATAGAAAGGAACAAACATGAAACCAGAAAGATATCCGTATAGCGGAAAAAGAAAAAACCTCGAAAGACAAGCTGCAAACAGTAGCATCACCTTTAGTGGCAGTAAAATCGTTATTAAAAGTCAGTCCATTACTGGTGTATAAGTTCAGATAGAAAGGAGAAACTATGGAAAATAGTTTAGTCGGTAAGTTCCTTGAAATCTCTGGCGAGATTGCAGGTCAGATTGTCGCAGAAGAAAAAGATACACTGCTTATCAGAAAAACAATTGTAGATAAAGAACTAGTGAAACGTGAAAACGAAGAACTAGAAACAATTATCTCTCACTTGTTACTTGCCGAAAAAGCAGTGTATCTATCAAAAAATTATTTAGATAATTATTGGGTTAAAACAGTTGAATTATCTAACATTCCTGTAACCGTCGATGTGATTGACAGCGTGGTCTTGATTAACAAACTCTTTGGCATGTAAATTTGGCTCGGCGTAGCCACTAACATACTCAATGAGTGTAATCAAATAACGATTAGTTTTCGGGTCAGGATTTACAGCCACGATACTACCAGGGGATGGAATCTCTGGGAGTGATACTGTGTGCACTGTTCGACCTTCTACAACAATATGACAAGTAGTCATAACTTATCCTCCTTTCGTTTAGGATAAGTCAATTATAGCAAAATTAAAAAAAGGATAATTATGAAACCAAAACGGTATCCATACAGCACAAAAAGACTCTCACCATCAACAGAGAGAGTCAATTGTTATATCAGGGAATTAGAAACCTTGAAGTTTGATTTTTCCGACCGAGGCCTTAGCGAGGAACTTTGGAAAAAAGTAAAAGCAATTGCAGAAAATCCAGCTACTGAACTCAAGAGTTACGATCTTGAGTTTGCGCCCAAAGAGCTTGTAGCTCGACTTCGTGAGTTGCAAGAATACTTTTAACAAGTCTCCTAGCTTCACGAACTTTGACAGGTTCAAACATCTTATTATCATCTCTGACCAGTTCAATGATTTTATCTGTCAACGCCTCAATGTTACGTGAATAATAAACTTCTTCACTCATCATAATCACCTCCCTTTAAGATGATTATAGCACAAAAAAGCACCTGGATTAGGCGCTTACAAAAAAACTAAACAAATTATATCACAGAAAGAGAGGTAAATTCATGCCTAAAGCTGAATTAGTTTATAGGGCAGCTAACGAAGATGAGATAGCGACTCATGGAGATTATAAACACTTATGCCAACGGTGGGAAGGCTTAACAGTCCATACTGCAAAACAATTTGCAAAAGAAATGCGAGAAAATCCAGAGTTTGAACAGTATGTGTTTAATCCAACTCACAAGCTAGTGTTTATCGATTATGAGGGCTTTCGCAAATTTTGGAAATGGAAGCAACTAAACCGCTATCGGTCTAAAAAAATAAGCCTTGCTGAAATGGAGTCGGACAAGGCACTGGCGAAGCGACTAGGCTTCTAAAAAATAACTTACCTAAAGTATAACACGAGGGAGAATAAAATGCAATACGAACCAAAGGAGAAACAAGATGAATAAAAAATTTGAATTGTTACTAGATGACGCGATTACCATTTTTGGAATCAAACTATTTAGAATCAAGGCTCTAATCAGCTTTGGAGATGTTGAAAAAGGGGAATTGGGCGGCTATGTAGAGAAAGAGGACAACCTTAGTCTCTATGGTAACGCTTGGGTCCATGGTAACGCTAGGGTCTATGGTAACGCTAGGGTCCATGGTAACGCTGAGGTCTATGGTAACGCTGAGGTCCATGGTAACGCTTGGGTCCATGGTAACGCTAGGGTCTCTGGTAACGCTGAGGTCCATGGTAACGCTGAGGTCTCTGGTAACGCTGAGGTCTATGGTGACGCAGACTACATCGTCTTTAAAAATAACTGGTCTAGTGGTAGATATTTTACATATACAAAATCAAACAAAATGTGGAAGGTTGGTTGCTTTTACGGAACAGGCCAAGAGCTGATTAAAAAAGCATATCAAGACAGTGAGGTGTCTGGTAAACATTACGAAGCCTACGCTGAATTCGTAGATAAACTAGAAAAACTGGAGGAAGCAAATGACTGAACCACCAATCTTAAGCCAAATAGCAGGAGCTACGCTATGGCTTGCATCACTATTTTTAATCATGCTGTTTTGCTCAATCAAGGAAGAAATCGAACGCAGACGTATCGAGAAACGAAACAGAGAGCTAGAAGCTCAGAACAGAGAACTACTCATGCGTGAAGCCGAGTACAGAGCAGAACAAATTGCAAGACAGCAAGCAGAGTACGCTTACTACTTGCACAAGAAGAACTTCAGCACAGAAGGAATCGAGGTGCCATTCCATGGTGATATTCGAGCGCAAGCCGTACAATCCGAAGAATAGAGAAGCTGAACTGTTGGATAGAATCGAACAGTTAGAGCGTGAGAAATCGGATCTAGAAGCGGTCATCAGAAAGAACAAGCACGAGATTCTCTGGTTGCAGGGGATGTTGAAGCGTAAAGAGGTAAAGGATGAAAATAGATGAAGTAAAAAGAAACGTATTTTATCAATTTCCTCAATGGTTATTAGAGGAAGAATACAAAGAAATGAGCCTTAGAGCAAAAATCATTTATATGTTAATCTTCGATAGGCGCACATTGTCAGTAAAAAACAACTGGCACGATCAAAACGGCGAAGTTTATGTATATTTTACGATCGAGGAATTTATGGAAAAGCTGTCTTGTAGTCGTCAATCAGTAATCAACGCAAAGAAAGAACTGCAAGATTATGGATTGATTAAAGAGGATCAGCAAGGCATGAATCGTCCTAATCGTATATACATCAACGGAAGTCTAAAAAATAGACTTCAAGAAGTCCAAAATTTAGACTCAGGAAGTCTAAAAAATAGACTTCAAGAAGTCCAAAATTTAGACGGAATCAAGACTAATAATATCAATACTAATTATACCAATACTGATAATAACAACAGGTCTACTGTAGGTGGTGGTAACACTTTATATAGTAAGGCTAAAAAAATGTCTCAAGAACCAACCACAACAGCCAATGAATTGGAAATCTTTAATGATTTGCTTTTTGAAAATTTTGGTTCTTATCCATCTCCTCTACAAATTGATGATATGAGATACATGTTAGAAGAGCATAGCTTGGAAGTCATTAAACTAGCAATCAAAGAATGCGTTGATTATGCCAAACCAAACATGTCATACATGAGAACCGTGTTGAGAAATTGGAAGAAAGCTGGATTAAATACGCCAGAGCTTGTCAAAAATCGAGTGAAACCACGTAGCACTAGAGGCAAGGTGACAATGCTAGATGATGGATATGATCCTAAATTAGGTATCTAATATGGCTAGTATTAAAACAGTAAGGGAGCTTAGAGAAGCGCATTGTGCAAGGACTAAAACGATTGACAAGCATTGCAATATACATCCAACGGTTCTGTTGTGGGAAACAACAAATCCAAGTACTGGGAATACATTCTCTTTCTGCCCCGAATGCACACAAGAAAAAATCAACTTGGAAATTGAGCAAGCTGGGGCATTGGCAGAAGAACAAGTAAGGAATTTCAAAAGTTATGCAGTCTTTGAAAGGGAATCTATTGTTTCTCCAAAAATTGCAAAAGCAACAATTGGGAATTTTGAAATCCACACAGAGCAAGATGCCAATGCCGTCAACTTCGCAAAGAGGTTTACAAGCGACTACGTAAAAGGGCGCTATGAGGGAAATGTGATTTTCCAAGGTCCTCCAGGAGTAGGCAAGAGTCATCTAGCCCTTGGCATGGCTAAAACTTTAAACGAAAGCTTCCAAAAATTTGGAGAGAAAAAATCAGTCGTGTACATGCCAGTATCCGAACTGTTCGATCGGATGAAAGAAGCGTTTAATTACAGAGATTCTAAGTGGGAAGAGAAAAGAACGATTAAATTCCTGCAGGATGTAGATTTTCTGGTGCTTGATGATCTAGGCAAAGAATCAAGTGTAGGAAATTCGATCAAAGAAGGCAGTAGTTGGGCGCAATCGATTCTGTACAGATTATTAGAAAACAGGACTAATACGATTATCACAACGAATTACGCCGGGCAACAACTAAAACAACTGTACGAACCTAGCTTGTTAGACCGTATATTGGCAGGATCAAAACACAATCGGTTTATTTTTAAAAATGACACAGAAAGCAGGAGGAGCATTTGAACAAAGAATTGAATAAGATTGTTGGCCAAAGAATTAAGACAATCAGGTTAAATTTGGGGTTAACGATGGAGCAATTTGGGAATGAATTAGGATTAACAAAAGCGTCTATTAATAATTTTGAAAAAGGGAGAAATCTCCCAAATAGAGCAAATGCGTTGTTAATTTCAAACATCGCCAAAATCAAGCCAGAGACCTTACTAAGCAAGGAAGAACCATGTATGATTCAATTAATGATTGAGAGTTTTGAGCAGATGTTCTATCCGCTGTCGGACATCATGAAAGAAAAGCTACTAGCGAGTGATCCAGTAGCGTCAGAATTGAAGATTAAGGATTTAATGCTATGTGCATTGCTAAGAGAGGTAGAGCATGGATAAACTACACAAGAGGATTTTACAAGTGATTCCAATCGGTAGCGAACGCCCAAGACCTAGACGAGAAATCGAACAGATGCTAGGCATGAGCAAGCGCTCTGTTGAGAAAGCTATCGAGCGGTTAGTATTCCAGTACGGCATTCCAGTAGTTGCAATTAAGCAAGCTGGACACAATGGCTACTACTTGCCACGAAGCGAGGAAGAACGACAAGAAGGCTTGCAGGCATACAAGAGCCAGATTAAAACATCACAGATGAGAGTATCAAAGGTTGAGGCAGTGGACTTAGACAAGTTCCACGAAGAGCTGAAAGAGGCCCTACATGCTTGAACCGTTTGATTATGACACATGGCTCAGCACACCACCAGAACCATATACAGAGCCAGAAGAAGATGAAGATGAAGATGAAGATGAAGAATACGATGGCTGGATAGATAGACAGCTATGCGAAATGGATTGAATAAGGAGACAAGGAATGGCTACATTATACGAACTGACAGGACAGTTTTTAGATATTTATAACATGGATTTAGATGATGAGACGAAACTAGATACTCTTGAGAGTATTGACTGGAATGAAGACTACGAGAACAAAGTAGAAAACTACATCAAGGTCATGAAGAATCTGGAAGCTGATATTGAAGCACGAAAGACTGAACTAGATCGTTTGAAGAAATTAAATGACGCTGATAAGAAAAAGATTGAGCGAATGAAAGACGACTTAACAGCTAGCATGGAACTCACTGGCCACGACAAAATAGATACGACGTTGTTTAAGGTGTCATTTAGACGTTCTAAGAGCGTTGAAGTCGATATGGTGTTATTACCCGACCAATACAAAAAAATCGAATACAAGGCAGATAAGGCTGGTTTAAAACAACTTCTGACAAATGGCGAAGAAATTGCTGGAGCAAAATTAGTTGAAAACAAGAATTTGAATATTAGGTGAGGAATATGAAGAAATCAGAAACACTAATAGAGTTTAGCAAAGCTTTTGCCAAGACTCAACAAGAAATGAAACAGCCTTTAAAAGATGCAAACAATCCATTTTTTAAAAGTAAGTATGTACCACTTGAAAATGTGGTAGAAGCCATCACAGAGTCAGCGAGTAAAAACGGATTGTCGTTTACACAATTTCCATCAAGTGATGAATTCGGAAATGTGACAGTAGGCACGCTTGTTATGCATGAATCGGGTGAATGGATTGAATACGACCCTATCAAGATGAAACCAGTGAAGAATGATCCTCAATCCATCGGGTCAGCTATTACATACGCTAAACGCTACGCACTATCCGCAATCTTCGGAATCACAAGTGACCAAGACGATGACGGGAACGAAGCTACGCAAGCGAAAAAACAGCCAGCTAAGAAAGCAAGTGATCCAGTTATTTCAGTAGAGCAAGCTAACTATTACTTAAAAGAAATAGCTAAGGTTGCAAGTGAAAAAGGAAAAGAAGATGGTTCTATTGCCAAATGGTTCTTGCAACATCTAAATGTAGCAGACTATAAACAAATTAAACAGTCTCAAGTTGAACAAGCAGAAATGCTATTAGGAAAATTGAAAGGGAGTAATTCATGATAAATAATGTGACATTAGTCGGTCGTATGACCAGAGATGCGGAGTTAAGATATACTCCGCAAAATCAAGCGGTAGCAACATTCACCCTTGCTGTGAATCGGAATTTTAAAAATCAAAATGGCGAGAGAGAAGCAGACTTTATCAATGTTGTCATTTGGCGACAACAAGCAGAGAATCTTGCTAATTGGGCTAAGAAAGGCGCTCTTATCGGAATTACTGGACGTATCCAGACACGAAGTTATGAAAATCAGCAAGGCCAACGGGTATATGTGACAGAAGTAGTAGCTGAACAATTCCAGCTTTTAGAAAGCCAGAAAGAACGTTCTAACCAAGGACAGTCACAAGGATATGGACAAGTGCCAGACTTCGGACGAAGTGAGCCGATGGATATCTCAGATGACGATTTGCCATTCTGATGCTATGGACTGGATAGATTGGGCTTTGCTAGATCCGAAAAATAAAAAGGATATAGTGTCAAAGATTGAAAACGACGGGTACACATACCCGCATTATGACAAAGCAAAGAGAGGTATTAATTACGTGATATGCACAGAGGCAATCGCAAGAGATTGCTGTACAGTAGGAATCACGCTAGCTGATGTATACCCTCTACAGACAACGCTGTTTTAGGAAAGGAGTGTAAAAGTGTATAAACCTAAAATATATGCCTTATACAAAGGCGACGAGCTGCTAGAAATTGGCACCAAGAAGGAGCTTGCTGAAAAATTTGGGGTAAAAACTGAAACTATTGGTTATTACAGCACTACAGCATACCAAAGACGCACAAATCCAGATAAAGCAAGACGATTAATGGCGCTTGACGAGGAGTGAAAATGAAAGAACCAATCATTTTAGAGTTTGAATTAAACCGCAAGCAGATGATATCTGCTAATGACAGGCTGCACTTTCAGAAGAAGGCTAAACTTACACACTTCTTGCGAGAGCTAGCAAAATACAAGGGATCAGATGTGTTAAGAGACTATTTTGGATTGCCGTTTTCGGAAGAGAAGCCGTGCAATGTAAGAGTGATAACATTCTCTCCAACAGCAAGAATTTACGACCCTCCGAACTGGTCACCTACCAGCAAGGCATTGCTAGACGGACTGACAGATGCAGGATTTTGGACAGATGATAACTACAACATCATCAAAGAGACCAGCTTCTCCCACGGAGGGAAGTCTGGAACGAAGAATTATAAGGTTAGATTAGAGATTGTAGAGGTGAGGACATGAACAACATAAACCGCTTCTACTCAATCATCGAAGAGAGACAGAGTGAATACAAGAACGCATTTGAATTTCTGCGCACGTTTATTTCAAGTGAAAAAGAGGTGAGCTATATAGGATCCCGAATCCGTATCGACAAAAAGTGGGGGCGATTACCTCCTGTCGGTACAATGATTCGGCTAGCGCCTATATTTGATAAAACATTCTTTGAAACGTGTCTGAGGGAGAAATTAGACTCAGCTAAGACAAGAGACAAAGATGTTGATGTTGGTCAGGAATATTTATTAAAAGCTGACAGCACGCAGAACACAACAGAGGAAGAGCGATTAAGAAAGTTAAAACGCAAGCTCAAACGTGAGATGCATTTGGAGAAATCGTGGGGGATTTAAAGTGGAATTAAATAAATTAATTACAAACGTCCAGCAATGGTCTGTTGACCGTGGTCTGGACAAGGCAGATAGCAAGAAGCAAATGTTAAAACTCTATGAGGAGTTTGGAGAATTGGCTTCAGGTCTTGCTAAAGGGAATAAAGAGGTTGTTAGTGATTCAATTGGTGATGTGGTCGTTGTGTTGATTATTTTGGCTCAACAGCAAGGTCTTGAAAAGATTAGCGATTTTAATATAATATGCAATCATTTACAGCCAAGTGATCTAATGCCGAAAGCGTCTGAAACAATCGGTCTTATCTCTTTGCGGGTACGACGGACGAAAAATGAAATTGAAGAACCTATCGTGCGCCTGATTTCATATCTGAGAACTATTGCTAAATATGAAAATCTAAAATTTGAAGACTGCTTGTCGCTAGCGTGGAATGAAATCAAAGATCGCAAGGGCAAGCTGATTGACGGAGTGTGGGTGAAGGAAGAGGATTTAAAATGAAAGAAAAATCATACGAACAAGTGCTGGATGAAATGATTGAAGAAGATAAGGTCAATAATCCGAGCCACTACAAGGGCAAGTTCGGCCTTGAAGCTATAGATGTTGTCCGAAACTTCGCAGGCAATTTAACAGCCGTGCAAGGTTTTTACTGGGGCAATGCGATTAAGTATTTATTACGATTTCAAGGCAAGAATGGTTTGGAAGATTTGAAGAAAGCCAGAAAAAATCTGGACTGGTTGATCGAGGAGATGGAAAATGAGTACTAGGGTTAAACATATTATAAAAAAATTATGGTCATTGCCACCAAAAGACCGTGAAGTGTGGTTACAAGCCATCATGGCTGAATTTGAAGAAGATTTTAGTCACTCTATATGGCGTGAAGGATACGAGCAAGGCAAATTTGAGGCCTCTATGATACCTTGCGACGAACCGCAAAAGCCAGTCGTACCGCAGTTCGTGGCGGATTGGATTGAGAGAGAAAGAAAAGCCGGTGGTGACTTAGAAGATCTTTTTTGCGACATCGTATATGAACAAGACCATATCGAGTGGTTTCGTGAAGAAGAAAATATGAATTTGGTGGCCCGTGCTTGGCTTGATGGCTACGAGGTCGAGAAAGAGAAGCGGTATTTGGTTGCTTTAAAGAATGGTCAACCTTTGGTTAAAGCACAATCAGGGAACACTCTTTATTTTAAACAAGACATAACTGCTGAAAATTATAAAGCTACCCGCAAAGAGCTAGAAGATGCTGGGTTCGGATGGATTTTTTCTTGTGAGGGAATTGAAGTTGAGGAGGTGGAAGGATGATGATATCTACCGAAGAGTGGATAAAATTCAGAGAAGACGGACAGAAATACGCTTTGGAAATACTTGAAAACCCTGAACTTCTGGAGGCAGACCATGACTGAGATTAAACTAATATTTTTTATCGCATCTTGTGTAGTATCATTCTACGCAGGGGCGGTGTTTAATAGGCCCGTAGTAACTCACAAGGAAGAAATTAACGGCAGGTATCATATCACGGTCAGGCATTATGGTAAGTATCTGGTTAACAAGGATCAGTACGAATCTATCTCGGTAGGTGATGACATGCCCGAATTTTTAAAGAAAAAAGGAGATTAAAATGAACTCAGATAAATTTTTAAATAAGTTTACTTACTTAATCCTGTGCGTATTTGTTGCTGTTGTCTGCTTTGGATTTTATAAGCAATACGAAGCGAACCAAAACCTAAACGACAAGGTCTTTAGACTAGAAAGACAAAACGCAGAAATCGCTGAGCAAGTAGACAAGCTCAATAAGACGATTGATGTAGAGATTGCTAAAAATTTGAAAGAAACAGCGGAGCGGAACAATGTTGGAGGATAAAATAGCACAGCTAGAACATGCGAAGAAATGCTATTTGAGAGACCTAGAGCCAGAACACATGGCAGTTGTGCGAAAGAGCTTTGGCTTACAAGTAGCTTCAAAGCGCAGGGATTGGTTGAAGAAACAAGTTAAAAGGTGTGATGAGGAAATAAAATTTTTGGAGGAGCGAAGGTGTCAATAGATATTAGACAGAGATTGAAAGCATTACAGTACATAGACATCAAAGCGAAGTCAAAACATCAAGAAATTATCAGCTTGAAATCTGGGATTTTGCGTAGTCAACAATACACGGATCAACCTAAATCTGGCAGTCCAGGAAATCGGTCCGAAGAATTGAATGTGCTGATCATTGATAAATCTGAAAAGCTTTATCAAGAGATTCAAGAGATGTACGCAGAGCGCGATGAATTGATTCGAGTGATTGAATCTCTACAGGATCCGATAGAAAATTTAATTATGCGTTTGTATTACATAAACGGTCATTCTATCAAAGAGATTGAAAAAGAATTGCCTTTGAGTCGACGTAGCATCTTTTATGCAAAAGAAAGTGCAGAGAAAAAAATTCTTGCACACTTTGCACCAAATGGCACTTGAGAAGTGATATTATGGTAGCATCAAAGATTTGGCAAGAGGTCTTTGATTATCCATTCCTTTAAATTTCCGGGGAGAGAATGATAGGTTTTAACCTGATGCGATTTCAGGCTCTCTCTTACATAACCGCAAACAATAAAATTTAGAAAATCGTACAGTATCGCGCCTCTGCGGTTAGGGCGCATTTTGGGAATAATGGTTAAGAGGTTTTAAGTCTCCTTATGTATTTTTTAATGTTCGTGTTCGTGTTCATGGTTACCTCGCAAACGACCTTTTTCAAAAAATCTTTGCCTCTTCTGGTTCGATTCCAGAAATTCCCTTCAGTCGCTCATGCGACTTTTTATTTTGTCTAAAAGGTGGTGATGGAAAATCAGCAAGTTAAATGTTAGACAGCAAAAGTTCGCAGATGAGTACATTGCTACTGGTAATGCGACGCAGGCTGCAATCAAGGCTGGATATAGCGAAAAGACAGCAGGGCGCATAGCTGGGCAGAACTTGAAAAAACTTGAAATTAGGGCCTATATAGACGCTAGAATGATTGAAATGCAAGAGCATAACATCATGAGCGCTAGAGAGGCTTTGAGCATCTTGTCTGATATCGCAAGAGGCAAACGGGATGAAGAAGTCCTGATGATGAATCCTGTGACTGGTGAAGTCGATAGGTTGACGAAGAAAGCTGACAATGCAACAGTTATCAAGGCAATACAAGAAATCTTGAAACGTTATCCAACTACTAAGCAAAGCGAGAAGATGGAGCTTGAAATAGAGAAATTAAAAGCTCAGCTAGAGACTGGTAATATGGCCGAGACTAACATCACGATTATAGACAGGTGGGTAGAAGATGACGATTGACATCCAGAAGAATGTGAATCCGCATTTTAAGCCTGTCTGGGTGTCTAAACTACCCTATAATGTGCTAGCTGGCGGTCGTAATTCTTTTAAATCTTCAGTGATTGCTTTGAATATGGTCTACGGAATGGCTAAGTTTTTGAAGAAAAACAAAAAAGCAAATGCTGTAGTCATTCGCAAGGTCGGTAACACAATCCGAGATAGCGTCTATCTGAAGATTCAGTGGGCGTTGAATCTATTCGGTCTATCAGGTCGATTTAAAGCCACTGTATCGCCGTTTAAAATACAAGACAAGGTTACAGGGTCATGCTTCTATTTCTACGGTCAAGACGACTTCCAGAAGCTCAAATCAAACGATATCGGGAATATTATCTCTGTCTGGTACGAGGAAGCTGCAGAGTTTTCCAATCAGGAGGACTTCGACCAGACTAACGTGACCTTTATGCGTCAGAAACACCCTGACGTCCCATTCGTTAAGTTTTTTTGGTCGTATAACCCACCTCGTAATCCATACTCTTGGATTAATGAGTGGTGGGATAGTCTGAAAGAACGAGATGACTACCTACTGCATAAATCGAGTTATCTTGATGATGAGCTTGGCTTTGTTACAGAGCAAATGTTAGCAGATATAGAGCGGATAAAAGAGAATGATTATGACTATTACCGCTATATTTATTTGGGCGAACCTGTTGGTCTCGGTACTAATGTCTACAACATGGACTTGTTCCACAAAGTAGACAAGATACCAGATAGTGAGCGTGTTATCGGTCAGTTGTTTGCAGCAGATACAGGGCACCAGCAATCAGCAACCACTTGCTTGCATGCTGTAGTTACTAACAAGCGTAGGTTGTATCTTGTGGATAACTATTACTACAGTCCAGCAGGTAAGACGCATAAGAAAGCGCCTAGCGTGTTGTCAAAAGAGCTACATGAGTTTGTCACAAGGCAGACTAAGCTATTTGTCAATGTGCCAGTCGTGGAAATGACAATCGATAGTGCAGAGGGTGCGCTAAGAAACCAATACTTGGAAGACTTCGGCATCCGCTGGCATCCAGTAGCCAAAAAGAAGAAGATAGTTATGACTGAATACGTCCAATCCTTATTGGCTGATGGGCGTTTTTATTATTTACCGACGGAAAACAACCTGAGATATTTTATCGAGGAGCACAAACGGTATCAGTGGGAAGAAAAGTCAATCATGAATGATGATCCTAAAGTCGTTAAGGAAGACGACCACACTTGCGACGCGTTTCAGTATATGATTGTGGATAACCTTCAACTGCTCGGGTTGAAAGCTTAAGAAAGGCTTTGAAATGGGTATCATACAAAGAATTAAGAATATTTTCAAAAGGAGTACATACGCAATGACAGGCCAATCATTAGGCAACATCACAGAGCATCCTAAAATTGCAGTCACGCAAGAAGAATACAACAGGATTTCTCGCAATCTGACCTATTATCAAAGTAAATGGCCAGAAATTGAGTATTTGAACTCAAATCACGAAAAGAAAAAGCGTAGCATGAATCATTTACCGATTGCACGCACAGCATCAAAGAAGATTGCAAGTCTTGTATTTAATGAGCAAGCAGAGATAACTGTTGATGACACAACAGCCAACAAGTTTATCCAAGAGACACTGAAGAATGACCGATTCAATAAGAATTTTGAACGGTATCTTGAGAGCTGTTTAGCTCTTGGGGGGCTTGCGATGCGTCCTTATGTGTCAGGAGATAGCGTGAAAGTTTCATTTGTGCAAGCTCCAGTGTTTCTTCCGTTGCAATCTAACACACAGGATATATCTTCTGCAGCAATCGTCACGAAGACAATTAAGGCGATTGACAAGAAGAATGTCTATTATACTCTGATTGAGTTCCATGAGTGGGACAAGGATGGTAAGTATGTAATCACTAACGAGCTTTATCGCTCAACAGAAAAAGAGAAGGTTGGCGATAGAGTACCATTGGCTGAAGTGTATGAAGACCTTGAAGAAGAGGTTGTTCTTGAGAAACTGACACGACCTTTGTTTACTTACTTGAAGCCACCTGGAATGAACAACAAAGATATTAACAGCCCGCTTGGCCTGTCTATCTTTGACAATGCCAAGAGTACGATTGATTTTATTAATACGACTTATGACGAGTTCCGCTGGGAAGTTAAAATGGGTCAGCGTCGTGTGATTGTGCCTGACCAGACTGTTAGAGTTGGTTTTGCAAGAGACGGGGATATTGACCTTGTCAAGCGTGAGTTTGATCCAGAGCAGAACGTCTATGAGCAAATCGACGGAGGCAAGGATACTCCTGTCAGCATCACAGACTTAACGACTCCTATTCGCTCTGATGACTATATCAAGGCTATCAATGAGGGCTTGGCGCTGTTTGAAATGCAGATAGGTGTTTCTGCTGGTATGTTTACATTCGATGGCAAGAGCATGAAGACGGCTACTGAAGTAGTCAGCGAGAACTCAGATACATATCAAATGCGTAACAGCATTGTAAGTCTCGTAGAGCAGTCAATTAAAGAGCTTGTGGTTTCCATTTGTGAGCTCGGTGCACTGTATGACTTGTATAACGGGCCAATTCCAACGCTTGAGGAGGTCACGGTAAGTCTTGATGACGGAGTTTTTACCGACAAGAACACTCAGCTAGAATACTACACAAAGGCTTTAGCAAGCGGTCTGGTAAGTCGTGAGTACGCGATAGAAAAAGCTCTAGGCTTTTCTACAGAAGAAGCTAAGAAAATGGCCGAGGCTGTTAGAAAAGAGGCTGTGGCTGACGTAGGAAGTGTTAGAAGTCAAACGGACGTAGATATATACGGAGAATGATTAGATGAAGCACAAGTACCCGATTAAATTTGATGATGAACAGCTGATTTTAGAAGCGGGGCAAGTTGCTGATACATATCACAAACTAACTCTTGACCTATTTGACGAAGTCATAGATAGGCTGTTGGAGCGTGGCACGGCTTCGCTCGCTGACAATCCCTATATTTGGCAGTTAGAAAAGCTGAATCAGATGCACTTGCTGAACGAGCAGAACCTGAAGACGATTGCTAAATACTCGAAGATTGGCGAAGAACAACTTAGACAGGTCATTGAGGGTGAAGGTTTCAGGATCTACAAGGACACCAAGCAACATCTAATTGATGATTTGGAAGAAGGTGAGCTCGGAGATTCTTCGCACGTCCAAAAATTGCTATCTGGCTATTTTAACCAGTCGCATGGAGATATTAAGAATCTGATTAATACTACGCTCCCGCAAGCAGTATCTGAGGTGTACAGAGGTATTATACAAGACTCCGTGGCTCGTGTGGTGACTGGTCTGTCCACTCATGACAAAGCGCTAAATGAGACCGTCATGAAGTGGCAGGACGCAGGCTTTAAGGGCTTTGCAGACAAGGGTGGAAAACGCTGGAAAATAGATAATTATGCGCGTACAGTCATAAAGACCACGGCTATAAGAAGCTACCGAGAAATGCGAACTATGCCAGCTGAAGAGCTCGGGATAGATACCTTTTATTATTCCAAGAAGGCTACAGCTAGAGAAGCTTGTGCGCCTTTGCAGCATCACATAGTAACCACTGGCTCAGCTCGTGAAGAAGAAGGATATACTATCTTATCTCTTAATGATCACGGATATGGAACGCCTGGAGGGTGTTTAGGAATCAACTGTGGGCATATCTTAACCCCGTTCATTCCTGGTATCAACGAGTTGCCAGAGCTTGGAGAGGACGTTAAGAACGTTACGCCAGAGCAAGCAATAGAAAATGCAAACGCAGAAGCTAAGCAGAGGGCCTTAGAACGGTCTATCAGAAACAACAAGGAAAAACTCCACGTCGCTGAGAAATTAGGCGACAAGGAGCTGATAGACAAGTACAAGAGCAAGGTTAGAATCCAGCAAGGAGCTATGAGAGACTATCTCAGACAGCATCCGTTTCTACATCGTGATTATGCTAAAGAAAAGTATTACGGATAGGGAGGTGATCCGTCATCTTGACTTGCAGGAACAGACTGCTACTTAATTGCTATAACAAGCCGTATGAAGAATCATGCGGTTTTTATTTTGCCCTGGAGCATGGCGTAAAACTGTCTTAATTTTGTCCGTGTGACGTAAAAAGGAGGAGTTTTAGACATGAGTTTAAAACGGGAAATGTTGACAGAAGCTGGTATCGCAGACAAAACGGTGATTGACAATATTATGCAAGCGTACGGTGCAGGTATTGAGAATGCAAAATCACAAATCAAGTCTGAAATGCAAGCAGAAGCCGACACGTTAAAAGGCCAACTGGAACAGCAGACCCAAGCTTTGAAGGACTTGCAGGCAAAAGAAGGAGCTAGCGAAGAAAGCAAGAAACAATTAGCTGACTTACAAGCTCAGTTTGACCAATATAAGACAGATAGCGAGGCTAAGCTGGCCCAGGTGACCAAAACAAATGCTGTTGCTCTTGCGTTGAAAGATGTAGGTGCTTATAACTCAGATGACCTCATGAGATTTATCGATCTAGATAAAATCGAGCTGGGAGAAGATGGTAAACCAGTCATCGAAGAAACCATTCAAGGTTTGAGAGAGTCTAGCCCTTATTTATTTCAAAGCCAAGACAACGCACAACCTAAACCGACATTTTCTACAGCAGGGAATCCACCAGCAGATGGAGGAGAAAACCTTAGTGCAGAAGATAAAGCGCTATTCGCTGGCTTTGACAGCGTTTAATAAAAACAAGAAAAGAGGAAAAACTAAATGGCAGTAAATTATGCAGCTAAATTTGATGCTAAAGTAGACGAGCGCTTTGCTAAAGAAGCCCTTTCTACAGGAATTATCAATCAGGACTTTGATTTTACGGGCGTTGATACTGTAAAAGTATACTCAGTACCAACATCTAAAATGAATGACTACAAGACAACTGGTCAAAACCGTTACGGGGAAGCCGAAGAACTTGGCAACACAGTACAAACAATGGTATTGACAAAAGACCGCTCATTTACATTTACCATCGACAAGAAGTCAGAACAAGATACAAACGGTGTGATGGAAGCTGGTAAAGCTCTCGCTCGTCAACTATCAGAAGTTGTGATTCCAGAAGTTGATACTTATCGCTTCTCTAAGATTGTAGCTGGCGCAGATACAGATAATGTAGCTACAGGAGCAATCACAAAAGAAAACGCTTATGAAGCAGTCCTAGATGGTCAAGTTAAACTTACTGACGCATTTGTTCCAGTTGCTGGACGTGTACTTCACGTATCACCAAAATTCTACAAATTGATCAAACTTGACCCTACATTTGTTAAAAATTCAGACCTTGGTCAAGAAATTACAATCAAAGGCCAAGTTGGTATGATTGATGGTCTTCCTGTAGTGCTGACTCCAACATCACGACTTCCAGAAAATGTAGACTTTGTTATTGCTCACCCAATTGCTACTACATCTCCTGTTAAGTTGGAAGACTACAAGATTCACGATAACCCACCAGGAATCAATGGTAAATTGGTTGAAGGACGCATTCGCTATGATGCATTTGTTTTGGATAACAAGAAAAAGGCGATTTACGTTCACAAATCCGCTTAAAAAGGAGGTAGTTAATGGCTAAGAAAAAAACCGAGGAAATCACCGAAGAGGTAGCCGAGGCTGTTTCTAACCCAAGACTAGTTACTTTAACTAAAGATGGTGTATCTTTCACTGTAGCGAGCCAAATACAGGTATCTGCTTTCTTGGCTTCGGGATATGAAGTGGAGGAGTGATTAAATGGCAAAATTCAAAGCAACATCAAATGTGGTTTTTGTCATCGATGGCGAAGAAATTCAATTTGATGAAAACAAGAAATATGAAATTGAGGAACAAAAAGCGGCTGAGTTAAATGCAAAAGGGTTGTTAATCCACCCTGAACTTAACCCGTTCTTTGTTCCAATCAATGAAACAGACGAGGCGGAAGAGTAACACCGCCTTTTAGAAAAGGAGGTGGCTACTATCGCTTACTTAACTAAAGAAGAGTACATCGAACTTGGTTTTGATGAGTTCGAAGACTTTGACAAACGATTGAAACAGGCTGAACTTGCAGTAAATCTGTTTATTCGTCATTTCTACGACTATAACGACTTTGAGAGTGATTTTAAACCTAGAAAGAAAGCCGTTAAGCTTGCCACTGCTTACCAAGTGCATTACTTGGAGAGCTCAGGCATTTTGACGGCAGAGGATAAACAATCAATCTCTAGCATGACGTTAGGTCGCACAACCGTATCCTACGGCTCTCAGAGCTCCTCTAAGGCTCATGAAATAGCTTCGGGGTATAATCTATCGCTTGACGCGTTTAACGCCCTAAAATCGGCTGGATTTCTTTATTCGGGGGTTGATAGATATGGTAGATAAACGAGCGTTGGTTGACTCTGTTACAATCCAAAAACAAGCAGAAAAAGACGATTGGGGGAAGGAATCATATTCTGACCCTCTTTTATTGTCTCCTGTAAGATTTGACAGAAACTACAATGCACCAGGCGCTATCAACAATCCAGCAGGAACGAAGAATCCAACTTTTAGCAAACCAAGTGTTTTATTTGTGTACACACAATACTGTGATGTGCAGATTGACGACGCTTACCGCAGTGGGATTTTAAAAGATGGTGATCGAGAGTACATCATCAATAAGATAATCCCTGTATATTATCCGTTTAAGAATAAGGTCTATTGCTATGAAATAGAGGTGATGTAATGACCTCTATTAAATTTAAAATAGATTTGAGCAAAGCAAAAGAAAAACTCAATAAGACAAATGTTAAGAAAGGACAGTTAGCGATTGCCAATCAGGCTCTGATTGATATGGATCCGTACATCCCGCTAAAAAAAGGGCCTCTAAGGCTTAGCGGACATGTAACGGGTGGTGGCTCGCAAATTGTCTATAACACACCTTACGCACGAGCTCAATTTTACGGAGGAGCATACAACAAACACAGAAGTTTTAGTTTTGGCAACTACTCAACACCAGGCACTGGTAAACGTTGGGATTTAAAGGCTAAACCTCTACATGCTAACAAGTGGGCAGAAATTGGATTGAAAGCGATGGGCATTAAATGACGAAGAATAACAACGACTTTGCTGTCGTCTTGCGCGCCTTTATCGATACTTTAGGGCTGTCTTTAAAATGCCGACTGGATTTTTTGGATGAAAAAGAAGGCTTAGTCCTCTATCCATTGCCAGGTGGGCAAGTCAAAAAGGAATACATGGACGGGTCAAAAGATGTAAACCTCATCTTCGAGATTGCCATAAAGACGAAAGACCAGCAGAAAGCAAGTGAGTGCTTGTGGGAGATCAACAAAGAGCTGTCAGAGTTTGACCTTGATTTACCAAGCAAGAATGACTCATATATTTTTAACGACTTAACAGTAACCGCCCCGACCCTTAACGAAAGAGACGGGCAAGGATACTACATCTATTTGCAGGACATCACTGCGAATCTAACAATTTTAAACAAAAAGGAGAATTAAATGGCACGTTATAAAAACGCCTTACGTGGGCATTTTATCGCCCCTGTGACTGATCGTAGCACAGAACCTCAGAAGACAGATTATCTGGAATTGGCTAAGTGGATTGAAGACATTTCGGATGATACTGACGAACAAACAACATCAACCGCTTATTACGACGGGGACGGAACGGAAGAAACTACAGTAACCGCTGTTAAAGGCTCTTACACATTTAAGGGCACTTATGACCAAGAAGACAAGGCTATGAAACACATTGCAGGTCTCAAATACAAACTCGGTAATGATCGTCTTGTGTGGCACAAAGTAGTGTCAGCAGACAACAAGACACAATGGGTTGGAATCGCAACAGTCAGCGATATTAAAGCTGGTTCTGGTGCTGCTGCAGACTTTGAAGAGTTCGGATGCAAAATTTCATACAACTCAATTCCAAAAGAATCAGCGGTAGTGGGATAATTTTAAGGCGCTATCTAATCAGGTAGCGCTCTTTTTTTGTAAAAAAATAAGGAGAAAAACATGTCTATTCAAATTGAAGTTAAGCGCTCTGGATTCCCTGTGAAATTGGGAGAAGTAGAGCTGTGGTTTGACACGTCTATCGAAAATCTAACAAGATTTTTTGAAATTGAAGACGAAGTGAACAATCGCTTTAACGAATATCAGAAAGAAATCGTTGACAAATCTAATAAAGGTAAATTTGACGGCCTAAAAAAAGGTGAACTCAGCAAAGAAACGATTGACGAAGCCTTGGCGCTCGAGCGCAAGACTACTGAAATTAAATATAACTTGGTATTCGGTGATGGAACGTTCGCTAAATTGTACGAAGTATACCCTGATTATGAGGCTCTAGACGAAGCATTTTATCAAGTTGATACACTTATCGGGGCAGAGCTTGAAAAGCTTGCTATCGAGCGTAAAAACAAGGCTAAATCACGAGCCAACGAGTACAAGACTAAAGCCAAGACAAAGAAAAAGAAAAAATAAGGAGGTCGGCTTATGAAGCTGAATGAACCTCTTGAAAACTCTTTTGAATTCGAAGGCAAAACATTTGAAATAGATTGTTCGTTTGACATTGTTTTAGATGTTTTTGAAATGTTTGGTGACGATGTGCTGAATGATGTTGAGAAGCTTCAGTTGGCTATTGAAATCATGACTGGTGAAGAAATAGAAGATCCAGAGCTTGCATCTCAAATCTGGAAATACATTGACGAGCATTTTATCACGGTTAAAAAAGACCCTGTCATCTATGACAGGCAAGGAAATCCTATGCCAGTAGTAGATGAAGACGACAAAGCCCGCTTAATTGATTTCGAAATAGACGCTCAGGACATATACGCTAGTTTCATACAAGCATATGGCATCAATCTCTTAGATGAGCAAGGGAAGCTGACGTGGGCTGAATTTATGGCCTTGCTGAACGGTCTACCTGATGACACATCAATGATGAATATTGTCCAGATAAGATCATGGAAGCCTAGCAGTCACGACTCTAGTGAATATAAGGGCTTGATGCGCAAATTACAAAGAAAATACAGTCTAGATAGAGAGGAGGAATAATATTGGCAGATGGAAAAATAACCATTGAGGTTGAAGTAAATGGCCAGAAGCTATCTTCTTTGTCTACTGACCTAAAAAGGATTGAGTCCGACGCAAAACGAAGCGGTGAAGGCTTTAAACAAGCCAGTGACAAGATAAAAGAATCTGGTGATAAAGCCAAGAGCTCAGGCCAAGGCTTCAAAGAGGCTGGTAACAAGGTAAAGAGCGCAAGTGAAACGGCCAAATCAGGTGGTGACGGCTTTAAGTCTGCAAGTTTTAAAATCAAAGAAGCTGGCGTGCTATCTAAGTCAAGCGGTGACGCTTTTAAGCAAGCTGGCGAAAAAGTCAAGGAAGCTGGAGTGATCAGCAAAACTGGCGGGAATGGTTTTAAAGTAAGTGCTGAATTGGTTCAAAAAGCCAGTCAGATTGCATCTCAGAGCGGGGGCGGTTTTGTCAAGTTAAAAGACATCATCAAAACGGCAGGCGACCAAGCAGAAAAGAGTTCATCAAAATTCGACAAGATTAAAGAGTCCATCAAAAACTTTTCTGTCGGCGCTGTTGGTTTTAAACTGGCAAGTTCCGCAATGGACTTGGTCAGTGCTTCTTTAGACAAAGCGATCAATCGTTTTGATACGCTGGAACGCTATCCAAAGGTCATGAAGTCTCTTGGTTTCAGCGCAAAAGATGTAGCTAATTCCACTAAAGAGCTTTCGGACGGTATCGACGGCTTGCCTACCACGCTTGATGACGTTGTTAAGACGACGCAGAAGCTCACATCTATGACTGGCGACCTCAAGACCTCTACCAAGCTCACATTGGCCTTAAATAATGCGTTCTTGGCGTCTGGGGCGTCTACAGAAGATGCTAGCCGTGGTCTGCAACAATTTAGTCAGATGCTATCAGCTGGTAAGGTTGATATGCAGTCTTGGAAGACCTTGCAAGAGACCATGCCTTACGCTTTGCAAAAGACCGCTGAATCCTTTGGTTTTGCTGGAGAATCTGCACAAAAGGACTTCTACTCAGCCTTACTAAACGGAGAAATCACGTTTAAGCAGTTTAGTAAACGTCTGATTGAGCTGAACCAAGGCACGAACGGCTTCGCAGAAATGGCCAAGAAGAACAGTGAAGGGATTCAGACTTCTTGGAATAACATTGTCAATGCGTTCGCTAAAGGTATCGCAAACGTCATGAAAGCCTTTGATGACCTGAGTAAGGCTATCACTGGCAAGAGTATCGCCAAGAACTTAGACGGTCTAAAAGCTGGCGTTAACGGCTTCTTTAAATTTGTCACAGACGGTATCAGGGGACTGATTCCAATTGTGCAGTCAGTAAATAACGTATTGGGCGCTTTGAAACCTGTCTTTGACGCGTTAATCCCTGTCATCACGGGAGCAGTCGCTGGAGCATTAGCGTTTAAAGGCGCAATGTTGGCGCTTGCCATTATTGATGGCGTTAAAAATTGGGTCTCTGGATTAATCCAGTCTTTAGTTACTTTTTCAAGTACTGCTCTAGTCGCCGAAGGATCAACAAGTGCTCTTGGGGTTGCGCTAGGTGGTCTAACTGGTGGCGTGACGCTTGTCGTTGGGGCTGTAATAGGACTTGTCAGTTGGCTTTCCAGAGAGACTGACGAGCAGAAGAAAGCCCGTGAAGCGTCTGAGAAGCACAAAGAATCCATCAAAAAATTAAATGATGAGGTTGCACAAGGTAAAGAACGCTATGAAGACCATAGACGAGAAATAAAGGCTACTGCTGACGAGAATGAAAAACTTGTCAGAAAGATTGAAGAATTAAGTGCTGTCCAAAAGAAAACGGCTAGCCAGAAGAAAGAGCTCGCTGCTGCAACTCAAACATTAAATAACAATGTATCTGGTTTGAACATTGTCTATGACAAGGCTACTGGCTCAATCAACATGACTGCAGACGCTATCCGCAGGCAGATTGAAGTCACCAAGCAATCGGCAGAAGCAGAGGCAGCAAACCAACGACTGGTTGAAATAGCTAAGCAGAAGCTGGAAGTTGAAGACAAAATCGCAGACGTCAAGAGCAAGCTAAAAGATGCCGAGGAGAAACTAGGCGAAAGTGCAAGCAACAGCACCATCAAAGAGGTTGCCCTGCAAAAGGTCAGAGAAGAAGCTGGTAAGCAACTCAGCGATCTAGAAGGCAGTCTCAAGAGCTTAGAATCTCAATACGAGGAGACATCTAATACAGCAGTAAAATCTGCAGAGGCAAGCGCTAAAGCAGTAGAAGATGCTTCAGGCCGTCAAATCCTGACTTGGGAGACGATGAACGAAAACCAGCGCAAGTTGGTTGAAGATATGCGCTCGCAATATCAAGCATTGAAAGGCGAAGTTCAGAACGCTTTCCAAGCAATCGAACAACAAGCTGCACAATCAATGGAGCAGTTAACAGGAAATCTCCAGAAAAATATTGATTATGTAGATCAATGGTCTAAGAACTTAGAAATATTGGCACAGCGTGGACTTGACCAAGGATTTTTGGAACAGCTTAGACAAGCTGGCCCGAAAGTTGCAGAGCAAACGCAAGTGATGGTCAATGCTTCTGACGAGGAATTGAGTAATTTTAACACCAAATGGACAGAAGCTGGAGATAAGGCTAAGGAAGGCTTTTTACGTGGTATTAAAGCTACAGGGGCAGAACTAGCTCCTGAAGTGCAAGCAATGGTGACTGCTATTGGTGATGAGTTTAGAAAAGCTCTACAAGATGCAGGCTTTAACGTCCAAGGACGTGAAATCCCTGAAAAAATCGGAGAAGGTATTACATCAAATATCGCTGCTGCTGCACAAGCGATGTCTGGAATAGCAGAATCAGCTAAACAAGGCTTTAACGGCGTACCAGAAGAAGCAAGAAATAGCGGAGCGCAAGTAAGCGGTCAGTATGCACAAGGTATCACAGATAATCAAGGTGTCGCACAAGGAGCTGGTGAATTGCTCAAGAGTGCTTCACTGAGCGCTCTAGATGGCATTTTTGGTGACGCGCAGACTAAAGGTTCCGAACTCGGTTCGGGTCTTAGTTCTGGTGTATCTGGCGGTATCGAAGCAGTGCAGGGTGCTGCAAACGCTCTGAAAGCTGGAGCAGTCACTTCTGTGGCTGGCATGGCTTCCGAAGGTCAGGCAAAAGGTTCTGAGTTTGGCGGTGGTATCGCAAGTGGTATCGGAATAGGTCAACAGTTGGCCGTAGGTGCAGCAGCAGCGATGAATATTGCTATTTCTGCACAATTCCTCGCAATGGCCTCAGACGGTCAAAGCAAGGGGTCTCAATTCGGCTCTGGTGTTGGTAACGGTATTTCTTCCACCCAAGGAATTGTAACAGGCGCGTCAAATGCATTGAAAGAAACAGTTAATGCAAGTGTGAGTTCACTCGGCCGTGACGGTCGCAAAGCTGGTTCTGATTTCGGTTCTGGAGCTACAGAGGGAATCCAAAGCCATCAGGGGTCTGCACATAGTGCTGGTTCGTCTCTCAGAGATAATGCCACAAACGGAATGCAAGGCGGATATAATGCAGCATACGGCGCTGGTATGTCTATTGGTGAAGGTCTAACAGCTGGTGTCTATGCCATGGCTGGATCAGTGGCAAATGCTGCTGCAAGTATTGCCTATGGCGCTGTGTCTGCTGCTAGAAGTGCTTTGAGCATCAATTCACCATCCAAGGTGTTCCGTGATAAAATCGGTCGGGCAATCCCTGAAGGTTGGGCGCTTGGTATTGATAAATACAGCTGGTATGTTGATAATTCAATGGATGACTTAGCTAAAAATACGATTGACGCAAGCGCGAAATTCGTTTCTGGTTTTGGCTTGGACATTCCAAAATCAGCAGAAATAGCATCAGGGCTCAATGCTTCGTTGGCTTATCGCTTCGGTGGCGGTGGTTCTGCTGGTGTGTCTAATAGCACATCAAATATAACCAACAATTACACCTTAAACGCTACAGGACAAGGGAATAGTGATTTCTTCACTCCTGATAACATGCGTAGATTGATTAGAGAATTAGCATACTACACTAGGCAAGAAAGGGGGCGTATGATTTAGTATGGCTTATATTAGTTTTGACGGAAAGAAGAGCACAGACTTTGATTTGCGTCTAATAAACGAAGTCGAACATAGTTCGGCAAGTAAAGATATTAGTCAAGTCACCGTCTCTGGCCGAGATGGTGTTTTGCTTATTGACAACAACCGCTTAAATCCAGTAACTAAAGAGTTCCCGTTTAGGATAAGCACTAAAAGCGACTTAACTAAAATTGGGGAGCGCTTGACGGACTGGCTTGCTGTTAACGGATACAAAGATTTAATCCTCTCATGGGATTCTGACTTCGTGTACCGTGCAGCATTTCTTGAGACGTTTTCTATCTCAGAAATTCTCAGGCAGTTCGGTAGCGTAAAGCTAAACTTCCTTTGTCACCCTATCAAATTTTATAAGGACGGCAGGGATCGCTTGACTGTGTCGAATGGTCAGACTATCCAAGGCAAGGGCAATGTTAACGCAAAGCCCGTGATTATTATCTCAGGCAATGGAACGATGACTATTACAATCAACGGCAGACAGACCAAACTAAAAGATATCCAAGGAGGAATAACCCTTGACATGCAGACTAATCAAGTCTACAGCGGAGGGCTTCCTGCTTGGGATAAAGTGGTCAGAGCACCGCAGTATAAGATGCCTTACTTAGAGCCAAAAAATAACCGTATTTCTTGGGATGGCAATTTTACAGTTTCGATAATTCCTAATTGGGGGGTGAAGATTTGAAGCCTATTTTATTTAATAAGAATGAGCAACAATTCGACACTTACGGGTTGGGAGAAATTGATGTAACAACAGGAAATGTCACCCGCGAGAGAAACGGTCTCTACACGTTTTATGCGGAATATCCAGCTAATGGCCCTCTAGCCTCTGTCTTAGAAAAAGAAATGAAAATTAAGGCAGACGCTGGACTTCGGACGAAGAATCAGACTTTTGAAATATCCAGAATTGTCAAAGACAGTAGCGGAGTTTTGAAAATCTATGGTAGTCACATCAAGCACAAGCTAGAGTACATGGCAGTGCGTCACGGGATCAACCTAAGTGGTACAGCTTCCGTGGCTCTTGCTATCTGGGCTAATAATCTGATAGGTGACTATCGCTTTTCTACTTGGTCAGATATTGACACAACAGGTAGCACATCATTTACCGCAGACAAGATGACTAACGCGCATCTTGCTCTCGGTGGTGTTGAGGGCTCTATTTTGGACGTTTGGGGCGGTGAGTATGAGTTCGATAACCTAACTGTCAGATTGCACAAACAGCTTGGTAGAAGAGCTCCTACGGTCTTAGAATACGGTAGGAATATCATATCAGCTGAGAGTGATGAATCTATCGAAGAGTCTTATACTTCGGTTTATCCGTTCGCTACTTACACACCAGACAGCCAAGGAAGCGACAGCACACCAGCTCCTATCACGGTAACAATACCAGGGGATTACGTGGATAGCAAGTACATCGGCATGTACGCTAATCGACGTATAAAAGTGGTAGACTTCTCCAGCGAATTTAAGGAGAAGGAAATCCCAACCCCTGACAAGCTGAGAGCTTTGGCCTTGAAGTTTATGGAGCACAACAAGATTGGCGCTCCTAAAATCAATACCAAAATTGAGTATGTGGACTTGGCAAGCACTCTTGATTACCAAGATAACAAAATCATTGAGGAGCTGGAGTTCTGCGACATCGTACCTGTCTACTATCCGTCTATCGGAATCACAGAGGACGATGCGAAAGTCACTAAAATTGTTTATGACTTTGTGAATGAACGCAATGAATCAGTGGAATTTGGTATCATCGGCGAATCTATTCGCTCTGCTATGACTGGCGGATTATCAGGACGCATGGACTCGCTAGAGAATCGGCAGAAAGCCATTGAAAGCGGGCTACCTGATTATCTCTTAAATGCGTCAGGAAATAAAGTCTGGTATCAAAAACCAGCCGAAGGAACGGAACACAAGCTCGGTGACTTATGGTTTGAGAAAAACGGGCAATATGACCGCATGTACGTCTGGAATGGCGAGATGTGGGAGAAACGCATTGATACCGAAGATGTGGATAGGGTCAAGAAAGGCATTGACGAGAAGCTGAAACAATCCACAGAGTCTATCCAACAAGCCGAGAACAAAGCCTCTGAGGCCTTGGCAAAAGCTGGGGCAATCATTGATAGCCAAGAGTTGCTGGATAAGATTAATGCGTCTGTGGATCAGAATGTGAGATTAGGGACAGCGGGTCAAATCCTTAAGTCTCAGATGAAGAATTTCAACGACTTACACGGTAAATTTTTACAAAACAAATCAAATATTTCAGCTCTCAAAAAAGAAGCCACTGAGTACAGACGCACCAACGACGAGAACCTAGTTCGCATTGGTCAACAGTTGGACAATACAGTCAGCAAGGCTGAAATGAAGCAGACGGCTGACGGGATTAGAGAGACGATTTTAGAACTTCAGACAAACGGTTCAGGCGGGCCGAATATGATTCGCAATTCGCGGGCAGATGAGGGCTTGCAGTATTGGGAAACTCAGAGTGTTAACTTCCAGAGTCACGGATTCTACTTCAACGGTCAGAAGCGCATGTTTGCTCTTACTGGTGTATCTTGGATGAAATCTCCTAGATTCCTGCTCAAGAAGAATACAGCCTACATGCTGAACTTCTTCGGTTTTAACTCAGGAAACACCAAGAGCTTAAGGGTCTACATCCGTAAGCGGAAGAAAGGTGAGACACAAGACTATACATCCGAAGAGTTGCTGTTTAACCCTACGACCATACCATTTCTAAGTCACGTAGAAGCTGTCAAGAAATCCTTTAAATTTAATACAGGGGATTTTGATGAAGGCTATCTCTATATTTTTAATGGTGGGCCTAATAACGGAGCAGATAAATGGTCGGGTGTATTCCTGACCGAGTTTGACCTATACGAAGGCACAACCGACCGTAAGTGGCAACCGGCTCCTGAAGATGGAGCAGAGTGGCTAAATGGTAAGATAACCACATTAGACCGCACGTTAGACGGTATTAGAGCAACTGTCACGGAAGCCAAGAGCTACATCGATGCAGACGGGCAGAGAAGACAAGAGATAAACCAGCTAATCAGAGATGAGACGGCCAAGGGCATTAGCACAGTCTTATCCACAGTCGAGCAGTCAGGCTATGCCAAGCGGACAGAGATACAGTCTATCACAGAGACGCAAAGGCTCTATGACCGTATCATTGGCACGACGGAAGATGGCATCAAGCAGAATATCGCTCGGATGACGTTAACGGACAGTCTGTTTCAAACGGAAGTCTCAAAGGCGGTTAATCAAGAGCTTACATCTTCAAACTATGTAGCCAATCCGTTTACTATGTCAGATTACGTAAGGAAATACTTCGGTAGAGGGGACACTTCAACGGTTTCTCTTGTAAGTTCGGGCCTCTCCGCTTTTGGTAAATTGGAGTTTCACGCCAATTCAAGGTTGACTTCCAATGATGCCGTGTGGTTGCCGTTAAACCGCATACCAGAACGGGTTAAGGATTTATCATTTTCAATTATTATTGAAGGCATTGATAAATGTAACATCTCGGTAGCCATTGGTACCGAGAACGCATCATCCTCTGTACCCTACAAACGACAAGGTGATACGATTTACGGAACATGGACGGGCATTAGCTATTATTATAAAGGTTCTGACGGTGTTTATCTTAAAATATCATTCTCAGGCTTAAATGGAGAAAGCGTGTTTCTCAAAAAACCTATTGTCGTAGAAGGTAGAGAGCCTAAATTTGACTTTGAGGTAAACAAGCGGATGGAGGTAGACCAAGCTGTCCGAAGCGTCCAAACTCAATTAGCAGGCTCTTGGGCTATCAAAAATCTTAATTCTGCTGGTGATCTAATCTCTGGCATCAATTTAGGCGCAGATGGTAGGAATCGCATTACTGGTAAGTTAACGCACATTACCAATGAGACGTTGATGGATAGGGCAAGTATCAAGAGTGCAGCGATCGAGAGTATAACAGCAGACCAGATAACAACTGGGACACTTAATGCATCGCGTATCAATGTAATCAACCTCAACGCAAAAAGCATCACGTCTGGAACATTCAGAGGGTTAGAGTATGAGGGTGGTATTATCCGAGGCAATAACGGAAATACTATCATCAATCTTAATACTAATGTCACGACATACAATGGTACAGCTAGGATTGAGTTTAAATCAGCTTACAACAACTTGGTCTATAGTTCGGGAGGTACGCATGCATTTTTAGCTCCAACAAAAAGGGGTGGTACATCTTATGCAGCATGGGCCTTTGGTGTAGGTACTAGCAGTAGTCTTGATCCAAATGCAGGTTTTACGGGTATTAAAGTATTCAACGACCCTGGAGCGCGAGAGGTTGTTTTAGTCGGAAATGTACGCTTTGTAAAAGATACATTTACCAAAGACGCTACCGCAAAATCTCTAGTAGATATTTTATCTCAAATACAATACAATTTCGTAAAAGTCAGGGAATGGTTCTCAAGAAACAGTCTAGGTTCCCCCGGGCTATATGACATCGAACTATAAAAAGGAGAAATAATGACAGATAAAGTTAATCAAGATATTATCAACGATTTAGGTATTCAGCTTGCCAACAAAATTATTGAGGCATCAGAGTATAAGTCTCGTCTCATAGCGGTTCAAGGCGAGCTAGATGCCTTTAGAGCTGTTCTAGCCCGTAATGATGAGTTGCGAGCTAAGTTTGAAGAAGAACAAGCGAAAGGAGGAAATCATCAATGACATTTGAAGTAAAAGATGCATCAGGTCAATATGGGCCTGACGGAACCGTTATCAAAACGATTGTCACAATCTATCAACAACAGCCGTACTATGCGACTGCTGCATTTCCACTAGACGGCGACCATACGCGCAAAGAGGCGAACGAGCTATTGGAAATGATTAAGCAGGAGTTCTTTAAAGAGCACTACACGGCTTATGCGTTTAAAGAGCTTGACAAGTCAGTATCTAGTCAAAACGAGAAAGTGGACAAGCTGACAAAGCTTGCAGAAGCTACTGTTTTAGCTGTAGCTACTAACAAGGACAATCCAGTAGACCCTACGATTTACAAACGCTATCTAGAGCTCATCGATCCAGCGAAAACTGGCAAGTTGTATCACGCTTATGACGTATTCAGCCTCGAAGATGCTTCTCACGAGGAGAAATTCGGGGAAGGCAAGCGTGTATTAGTACAAGTTAACAAAGACTTCACTTACGATGGCCAGCCCGCATCTGAGTTTAAGACTGGCGGTTCGCTTGAGCTTGCTGGTGTTGGTGCAGCATTCCCTTGGACTATGCCTAAAGAGTAGAAAGGGGTGCTTATGCCAGAGTACGAAAGATTTATTTTGCAATGGGGGTTATCTCTAATCCCTGTTTTAGGCCTGTATCTCTCTATGAGAGATCGGGCCACAAAGCAAGAGAATAGAAATACCATTATGGAAAAGGACATCGAGAATCTAAGAGAGTTTAAGGCTTCGGCTAGCAAACGCTTGGATAATCACGATGAACAGAACAAGGCTATTTTGGTCTTGGCGGAACAAGTTAAGGTTTTGAGCGAAGACGTAAGAGAACTTAAGACTTTAATCACTAGCAATCGATAATAAGAAAAGAGGAAATATAATATGAAAAACATTAACTGGTCTGTACGTTTGAAAAACAAAAACTTTTGGCTTGCTCTTGTACCAGCGCTTGCCTTGCTCTTCCAAGCTTTCGCTGACATCTTCGGCATCAAGCTTGAGTTTGGGGCTACCATTGATAAGATTCTAGTCTTCATCAATGTTCTGTTCGCTTTCCTTGTGTTAGTTGGTATCGTTAATGACCCGACTACAGCAGGTCTAACAGATAGCCGTCAAGCGCTAGATTACAACAAACCAAAAGAAGACTAATAAATTTAAAGGAGAAAAACACATGGCAGATATTGCAAGCTGGTTCGAAGCTCGTCGTGGAGCAGTTACTTACTCAATGCTAGGCAGTCGTAACGGTACAGACGGGACAGGTGACTGTTCCGGGACTATTTCCCAAGCGTTGAAAGACAATGGATTTGCTATCCAAGGGTTGCCATCTACGGTGACTCTTGGGGCACAATTGGCAAGAGTTGGCTGGGTACGCATCAGCCGAAACGAAGACTGGAATGCGCAACGTAATGACATTGTCATGATGTCATGGAGTGCAGACATGGCAGGATCTGGTGGGGCTGGTGGGCACGTCGGAGCAATGCTAGACTCAGTTAACTTTATCAGTTGCGATTACTCAACCCAAGGAGCGCCTGGGCAAGCTATCAACACTTATCCGTGGGATTACTACTACAATGCTAATAATCCAACTTATATTGAGGTATGGCGCTATAATGGAAACGCACCAGAAAAACCACTACCTAACACAGCAGTAGCTCCATCTAGCTCACGTAAACCAAGTAGCAAGGCTTACTATTTGGCAAATGATGTACAACTCGTTAACGGCATTTACCAAATCAAATGCGATTACCTGTGCCCCGTCGGTTTCGACTGGACAGAAAACGGAATCCCTGTTAGCTTGGTGAATTGGGTTGACGAAAACGGCAACCACGTTCCAGACGGAGAAGACAAGGACTTTAAAGCGGGTATGTACTTTAGCTTTGAAGTAGACGAAGTACACATCACTGATACTGGTGACGGTGGTTACTACGGCGGATATTACTACCGAAGCTTCGAATTTGGACAATTCGGCACGGTCTGGCTCTCAGTCTGGGACAAAGACGATTTGGTAAATTACTACAACTAAAAAATAAAAACAGAAATTAAAAATTTAATTCAACCCTACCAGCTATTGAGCTAGTAGGGCTTTTTTCGTTTAAACGGAAAATTTAAAAAATGTCTATTATAACAGAAAATCTTTTGATTTATTTACTGGATAGTGATATAATAATTGTACACAGATTTTAAACAATCTACTAGATAACCAAGTGTAGAGAGGGTGATACCTTGCTTGGATTGTGTACATAATTCCCGTTGCGCTTGTTGCGAGATATTGCAGGAAGATAAGGAACTCTCTTTCGGGTAATCGGAAGAGGTCATGACGTGAAAGAAGATTGAGGGTGTACGCAGTATGGAGATTGTGCGTAGTTAGACCATTATTAAACAGTGGCGGTGACAATAGACGCTCTCGGTGAGAGAATAATCTGGCCAGGCCTTATGTAGCAGTAAGAACCAACCCAGAAATGCTAAAATAAACCGTTTTGCACTTGAGGCTGAGCAATCGGCCAATAACACTAAAGATAAGTACAAGTAGCCCAAATTGTGCAGAGAATTTACAAGATATTTGTGCTAAAATATTAATCTGAATGTCGGGTGAAAGTTGGACGTAACCAGTCGTGCCTAGCCATTAAACCGCTACGGAAGTTATAGGGTCGCTCCTTATGGCTCAGACCGTGGTAGGCTATCGGTCAATAAATTGCGTACAATCGAAGTAGAGCGAAGGCTCATTTGATAGATTGTTTAAAGTTTGTGTGTGCTCTTGCGTAATGTAAGAGTTTTTTTATTTTAAAAAAATTATATTTTATCGGAAACTTTTACGAATAAATAAGATGGAGGTACAAAAAATGAAAATACTAAATACTGAAATCGCACATATCAACGAGTCTAAACTTGGTTTTGAGCATTGGGTAGATGTGACTTATCAGGCTCCTATTTTAAAAGGAACATATACTGTTAGAGTCATGTTGTTACTTGCATTTAAAACCGAAGATCCAGAAGTAATAGACTACATGGTCAGAGAGTGGAAACGACGGGATATTATCCATCACTCATTTTTGATGTATGAGCAGGAAAAAATATGAATTAGTGAGTAGTAAAAATATCGAAAAATGCCCCACAGATTTTTAAAATAAATTTTGGGGCAATATTGGGGCATAAGTTTAAAACTTTTGTGTTTTTATAGTAAAAATAAAAATAGGTTTACTGCTTATACACGCTTATTTTATGAAGTTTCCTACTATTATATATCCATACAATACTTCATTCTGTTAAAGACGCTGTTAAATAATCTTGATTTTCAAAGCCTATTGTATCAACGTTTCGTCGTTGTGCAATAGGCTTTTTTTGTTGCTTTGGGGCAAAGTTAGGGAGATTATCTGTTTAATAGTTTAACAATATGTACGTCTATTTTTGAGTGATATGTGTAAGTAGTTATATAATAGACATAGAATCTGAAAGATAACTATTTTTAATGTTCAATTATTTTCAATGCCGTTTTGCAATTAAATGATTTAATAAAATTATTCCAAGTCAGATTAATGATAGAGAGTAAAAAATCTATTGATAAAAATTCTTATTTACAATCATTCTTAATAGTCAAGATAGCTATTACATGATATAATGTAGGTAGCTAGTAAGAATAGGGAAGAAGAATATGAAAGAAC